CTTCTGGCAAATTCCGTATTGTTCAATGCGAGCTGTCGAGCGGTGTCCTGTACTTCCTGCCCTGTAAATCTTTCATAATCGTCACGATTTCTTTGAATTGCTGTTTGTGCATCCTGCGCCTGATATCCGTATTGTTGGTTCTGGCGTTGTGTTGCTATGTCGTATACATCCTTATTCGCCTGTATATACGCATCATATCAAGTCTTAAATTGCTGACCAGCAGTATCAATTGCATTATAGTCTATTGTAGTATCTAGTTTATTTTCTTTCTGCCTGTCCTCTATAGTTTGTGCAGGAGCAATATATGCATTCTTTTCTGCTTCGGAAGAATAATCGGATGGCTTGCCTGTATTTACATCATAACTTAATCCAGTCTCTTGGTTAATCTTTGCTCTCTGGTCTTTAGACCCATTGGCATAAGCTGTATCTACTTCTTCTCTTGTACGTAATTTCCCCGCGACAAGAAACATACCGGATTGTTTTAAAATCTCTGCTTGTTGTGCTGGTGTTCATTTTGCATAAGCGTCCTCTACTTGTGAACGTGTACGCTCTTTACCAGCTACTGTATATGTACCACCTGTTGATGTTGATGTTGGTGTGGTATTTGTTGTATCTTTTAGTGAGTCAAGATATGCTTGTGCTCTTTCTGTATAATAATCAGAACCTCCTCACTGTAATCATCTATTTATTAGTAACTGTTGCATACCTCCATTACTATCAAGAATTTGTTTTCATATTGCTAAATCAGAGGCAGTTAATTTTGACTGTCATGGGTTCATAGTTATTGAAGCTGTAGGAGTTGGAGTTGGAGTTGGAGATCATCCTTGTTGTGTAGATGCTACCCCTGTATTTGTTTGAGTGCTAGCTTTAGTATTGCTAGATTGGTTCATCGTATATAGGTCATAGGCAAGCTGTTGTGCCTGAGTTGTATTTCCTACTTTAGCGAGTGCCAAAACTCTCGCTTGTTGTTCTGGAGTTAGAGTTTTAGATTGTGCGAGAGTTATTGTTGCCATAGAGTGAATGGTTATTTTTTAGAATTATAATGATTGTTGTCGAATTGCAAATTATATGGTGATTTGTATCGTTACTCCTGTATTCCCTGCCGTACCGTTTGCTCAATTTGCATGTCAAGAGTATCCTATTCCTCATGTTCCTCATGTTCCTCATGTCAATGTCTGTGTCCCTATAGACGTGAATGTATTCGATATAAGATATATTACTCAGCCCTGTCATCATCCACCTCATCATCCACCTCACCATGCTCAATTTCCACTTCCACCATCATAAGATCATCCTGCTCATCCGTTTCATCCTACTGAACTCATTGTTCATGCAAAGTTAAATATATGAGCAGCAATCCAAATTACTCCGCCATTTCATCATCCACCTCATCCGGCGTTTCATACATTAGGAGTTCCGTTTCAAGCTCATCATCAACTTCAAGATGGTCATTTATATTGTGTGAGTGCAAGGAAAGAGGCAGGATGTGCTATATAACTTATAGCTTGTTCTACTGTAAGGAATGTATTATAATATGATCCTCTCGTGGATGTCCCGCCAGGTCATCCAGTTCAAGCATCTCATCAGTTACCTCATGCTACCCCGTTTATTGTTGTATAGCTAGGATTTGCACTTGTTCATGTTCCTCATGCAGTTCCTCAGGATGCATTTCCTCATGCAGCTCATCAGATGTCAGCATTTAATGTTCATTGATTGAGAGCAGCTCATCCGGCTCATCCTGCTCATCCGTAAATATTTGATCCTGTTGACCCATTATTTCCAGTTCTCGAAATCGTACCCGTACCACTGAGTGTTCACTTTACGTATATCTTATATCAATTTGGAATCAATGTTCAGTTAACAATCAGGTTATTGTAGAACATATCACGAGTTAGGGTAGTAGTACCTGCAGATATAGTGATATCTCCATCACTACCACTTCCAAAAACACTCGTTGCACCCCACGCAACTCCATTTATAAACGCTCCTGTTGCAGTCAATACTCCCGATTGTGTGATGGTAACACTTGGACTTCCGGTAGGTCATGCAGAAAAAGCGGTTGCTCCGCTCGATAGTGTAGTGGTATTCCCACCGCTTGTTGCCGTGAGGGTAGTCGAGGCAAGTGTCCACCCTCCTACTGTCCCCGTATCAAACGTACAGGATTTACCGGTCATATTCAGGGTTGAAATATTCGAGGCAGTAATCGTACTTGTAGCGATTTCATTTGCAGTTATTGATCAAGCTACTATGGAAGAGGCGTCTATATTCTGTCCACCTTGTCCCTGCATTACGGTGTAGGTAGCCTCTCATGTAGCGTTCTGCGCTATAGCTACAAGCAATTTTCCTACCCCGACTGCTGATGAGGCGATAGTAGTAGTTTGATAGACAGTTGTACTTACTGATATGTCCAGATATATATACGTCTTTGCTACCATATTACCTGTGTTACCCGCACTTATAGAATAGGCAGTTCCATCTGCTGACGTGAGAGTACCTGATCCCCACGCGATAGTATCTGCATCGGTCACACTAAATACGGATGTTTGTGTCCATCAACGGTTGGAAAGATTTAGATTAGCCTGAGAAATGGTACCAGATAGATATGATGTGGTGATGGAAGAACCAGACCCCGTGGTAATTACCCCGTTTACCGAGAACGTCGTTCCATCCCAAGTGAGCTTATTCCCGGCGGAATTTCCAATTGAGAACTTGGTCACACTTGAATCCATTCCGAGATAGAACCCGGTTCCACTATCATATGCTGTCTGCCCGGATCGTATATATCCACCGGTCGGTAGGACGATTGTACCTGCAGTTATTGCCCCCAAATCGGCTACAATTGACGATAGAGTAGTGACATTCATCTTTCCTGCTGTAATGGTAGAGGCTGCTATTTCATTCGCGGTGATTGTTCCAGCTACGATGTTTGATGCTGTGATGGTCGTTGCTGCTATCTTGGCACCAGTAATAGTAGCCGATGCAATCTCAGTCGCGGTGATGGTACCTGCCGTTATGTTGGTTGCGGTGATCGTTCCGGCTGCTATCTTCGCTCATGTAATAGTAGCCGATGCAATCTCTGTTGCGGTGATGGTACCCGCGAATATCTTTGCTGCTGTGATCGTATTTGCTGCGATTTCAGAAGCGGTAATGGTAAGAGCGGCGATATTCGAAGCTGTTATGGTAGTAGCGGCTATCTTTGCCCCTGTAATTGTTCAAGCCGCGATGTCGGCAGCCACAATAGTACCTGCGGTGATCTTTCCTGCTATGATGGCTCCTGCTGCGATTTCATTTGACCCGACGGCTCCTGTCGCTATCTCTGCCGATGTGACAGCGTCTGCTGCTATCTTTGCTGTGGTTACCGCTCCTGCTGCGAGTTCTGATGCTGTGACTGCAAGAGCTGCTATCTTCGCGGTTGTAATGGCTCATGCAGCTATAACTGCCGAGGTTATCCCTAGGAGAGAAATCTCATTTGCGGTTATTGACTGTGCTACAATGGAAGAAGCGTTTATGTTCATACCAACACCACCAGTACCAAGTACCTGAAATGTCGCCTCCACTGATCCGTTCTGTGCTACTGCTACGAGAACCTTTCCAGCTCATACAGCAGTACTAGCCGTTGTGGTTATTTGATATACGGTGGTACTCACTGCCGTATCGAGATATATGTACGTCAAAGCGACCATATTTCCGGTGTTTCCGGCGGATATGGTATATGTGGTACCAGTTGAAGTAATGAGCGAACCAGATGACCAGGAAACAGTGTCAATATCAGTTGCGCTGAACACACAAGTTTGAGTCCATCATGAATTTGCGACATTCAAGTTTCATTGAGCTACTATACCGGAAAGGTATGATGTAGGTATGGACGATCATACTCCTGCGGTGATTGATCAGGTTACAGATAAGTTTGTTCCATCCCACAACATTTTATTTCCCGCAGAGTTACCGATTGAGAGTTTATATGCTGCTCATGAGTATCCGAGGAAAAATCACGTACCAGCGTCATATGCGGTCTGTCCTCCTTTGATGAGTCCATTCGTATCGAGGGTGATGGCTCCGGCATAGAGGAGAGTGGTGGCGAGTTTCGATGCAGTGATGCTATTGGCCTGGAGCATGTTCGAGGTAATCGAATTCGCTACGATCTCATCCGCTATGATTTGGTCCACGCTTGGTCCCCCGAATACTTTGAGCGATGCGAGGTTCGCTGTATCGGAGTTCATTCTACCCACCGCAATGAGTACGCCTCCTGCGATGACCACGTCCCCGGCGGTCGAGGTTGTCTGTATTGCGGTTGGGTTGTCTGCTTGCCAGTAGAAGTATGTCGTTGCTGCCATAGTGAAATTCCCCGAGTTTGTCGAGTAATCAGTCTTGCTGGTGGTGGTTCCTATGGACACGACTCCAGAGGTCCACGCTATGGTTCGATAGTCGGTTGCTGTGAATACTACGGTGGTATTCCATCCGGTGAGCCCTCCGCCTCCTGTCCCAGAAGTTATGACCCATTCTTTCCCGGTCCAGTACTTCGTCTCTCCTGTCGTTGAGTTTACATATACCGTTTGGCTGTTCGGATTCTTCGGTTCAGTGTTAAAGACTACGTTGGTATTCTCGAGCTTGTCGATTTGCCTACGTAGTGCGATTATCTGATTTTGAAGATCGGCCATATTAAATTGTTTTAGCGAGGCGGGTAAAGAATTGCTCGTGCGTGCTGAACTTTGGCGATGCGGTCGCCGGGAAGCTGTACTTGTATTGGATATCGTATGCCCTTCGGTTTATCGGTATCTTGATACGTCCGTCCGTGGCGATGCTTGCCGAGCTGAATTGCGTGAGTGCCCCTCCGTCAAAGGCTATGGAAGTCGTGACGGTGGTGGCTGATGGGATGAAATTGACGTAATCCCGGTTGTAAATCTTCGGCTGATTGTGATTCTTTTGCGTTATACGGCCCGTTGTGATTTCGCAGGTTATAACCGTCCCATCATCGTCCGTTCATCCAACAGTGAGCGATTTTGTAGGGGTTCCGAGGTATACCACGCCCGAGTGTACCATCGCTGCGGTGATGTTCTGTGGGAATTGGTAGCGAGTCCATACCTTCGTTTTTAGTATGGCACTCTGTAGGATATCGTACACGAACACCTCGTTTCCTATCGAGCAGAAGTACTTGTTGTCGTCCACCCATCCAACGGCTGCAAGGAGTTCGGCGGCGGAGTGTGCGAGGATCTGGTCGTTGATATCTCGAGAGAGTGGGAGTCCTTCGTCTATGCTCGAGCTATCCAGAGAATTGACGGAGTATATCCCTCCGAATCCGAGGAAGAAGTGGAAGTTGTTTCCGCTTGCGATTGAGCCTTGGGATATTGCCCCCACGTGACTTGATGCATTGATGAGCGAGAAGTTGTCCTCGTTGTCTCCGGTGATTCTCGTCCGGGAGTTCTTCTTATGTACCACGATCTCCTCCAGTACCTTCCTGAGTCCCACGATGGAGTCTCCGTCCGGGTTGATTGGGAGATAGTTGTCCTTTGGGAAGTACTGGGTTCCGAGGCTGGATATGTAGACGAGGTCAGAATCACGGCGGGAAGCAAAGAGACGATTGTGTGCCACCTCGAGAGAGTGCCACTTGGTCATAGTTGAAAATGTCGTCACTGTTGTCCCATCGTACTTGAAGACGGTATCAGTTCCGTTCGTCACGATGACGTGCCCAGATATCTCTCGGATATCGAATACGCTCGTTGCATCGGGAGTGGTCTCGAATATTCCCTCCACGTATATGGTCGTCAAGTCGTTCGAGGTAATGAGCTTTTCTTGTCCCGATCCAGTACCGCTCGTTATTCGGAAAATTTTCCCGGCGTATGCGTTCAAAGTCATTCCTCCTCCTGACTTCACCACGGTTCGGCTGGTTGAGTCGGCGGTTGCGGTCCCGGTAGTCAGAGCTGCGGTCGTGAGGTCCGAACAGTTGAAGGATACTATGAGAGTCGTGATATTAGATATCGCCTGTACGTTGTTCCACATTCCCCCAGAATACTTCTGAAGCTGAGTCCCGTATGCTCGGACGATAATGTCCCCGGATTCCTTCTTTATTACCCCGTATCCGTTCACTTGACTTGCCCCGGATGCACCCATTATCGTGGTTCATACTCGCCCTTGCGGACCAGTATCGAACATATTCACATTGAGTCCATCTAAAAACTTCCCCTTGCCGAGGCGGAGGGGATCATTCACTGTGTCCATTCCCGCATTCAGTAGGAATATGGCAGATTCTTGGTTTGTGGGCTGTGGACGATATTGCATATTCGGGTGAGTTAAATGCTTGCGAGCTTGTCGTTCATGAGAGCGTTCGCCAGAGCAAGGGCATTGCCTGCTTCTACATTCTCACGGGTCTGTCGGTAGTACTCAAAAAGAGCAAATGCGGGTATACACCTATGGAGTTCTGACGGGAGTGCCGGTTTGTCATCTTCCCCGGAGAGTTCTGTGATTACCGGAACATATGAGATGTAGAGAGTCGAGTACAGGTCCTGAATATAGATACTCTTCGCCCCCTCTATCCCTCGCACCTCATAGTTGTGGTACTGTGAGTCATCTTGGAGAACTGATGGGAATATATTCAAGTCGCTCTCTGTAGAGAATGCCTCGGTCGATACGATGTTCACCATGTCAAAGTCCACCGGGAGTGCTCCGACCTTGTTGGTTATCGTCACTGCGGCTTTCTGGGTGGATATGTATGGTCGTACCTTGCTCGAGTTTTTGAGTTTGTCCCAGAGTGTTTCATAGGCATCGTTAAGTGCCTGCTTGTTTTTTGTCCCTCAGGCGATCCAGTCGGTAGAAGTATCGAGGTGGAGACCTGCGAGTTCTGCTTGGAGTTGTGCGAATGTTTTTGCTGCCATGGGGCGGGGTGGTTATGATTTAATCCTTTCGTTTATTCTGACGACCTCGTTTTTCAGGTCAGCCATTGATACGTTTTGCTTCTCGTTGACTTCGATAAGTTGCTTCATTATTTCTCGGTTTTTGTCCAGTTCACTTTTTAGAATCCAGATTGCGAAGAATGATATCCCAGATATCCCCCCTTGCACGATGATCTTGGCTATCTCAACATCCATGATGCGGCAGTTAATACAAATAAGAGGGCGATAAGAGCGTATATAATCCAGTGTTTTATCGAATGGCTCTCATTGTATTTCTTCAGGAGTCCGAGTGCAATCTCGTTCTCCCGTATCCTCTTTTCCATCATTAGCAATCTGTCGAATTTCTGATCGGAGATTACCTGATTTTTTATAATGCTATCGACCTTTCTGTCGATACGTTCCAGTATATTTGCTTCCATGATTACTGCTCGTTAGGGATAGAAGGTTCCACGGTTTCTGGTTTTTCGTTCTTTGTCTGTGCTTTATGGACATAGAATGCCCCGAATACGTTCCCAACGATGACGAGGAACTGTGGGTCTACCGGCTTTCCGACAATGGCCAGGTAGCAAAGGGTGCTTGCTACCATAAAAAACACAATGTCTGCCACGCTAACTGATTTCATGGGGTGGAATGGTTATATATTAAATGTCTCTTACTCATGCAAAATCTCCGTTTGTTTTCAGGAGAGTGTACATTTCAGCTATCGTGAATGTCTGACTCTGGAAATCAGAGAAATTGTACGAAGCCTGCTTGTATGTGAATTCCTTTGTGGAGTTCGTGTAGAAGTTCACGAGGAGGGACACAGTGTAGAGTTTCCCGGATGCATTGGACCCGGTCTCCACGATGTTCACTCCTGCGATCTTGATGTACAATTCTGTCGGGAATCCGAGGACTTCCCCTGCCTGTGATAATGCCATAGTAAGAAAGATTATTGATAAATAAGATTATACGAAGTTCACCCAAACGGTGGTTCATGTACAATAGGCTGGTTTGTTTGCAGCACCGTTATAACATATGTCTCCAGCAGTACCGCTGAGTGTTCCGTTTGGGTCTGTTCAATTCGATACCCATAATGTAACACCTGCGTAGTTGGCAATTTTCTTGAAGTTTGTCGATACTACCGCATTTTGTGTGACTGATATTGGAGCACCTGTAGAGCTCGCACCCTGTACTATCAATAAAGGAGTAACAGAATCTGTAAGAGTTCCCAGAGAAGCACTCGTTGCATTTTCCAATTTCAGAACACTTCACACAGCAGTTAAATGTCGTCAAGAAGCGTCAGTTGAATTTGTACGTTTTAGATATCAGAGATTGAAATTATCCGATATTGTTCCAGTAATTCCTCCGAGTCTTCATATATCAATATTTATATAGTCCTTTGTCCTATTTACCCCAGCATTTGGACTTTCTCCGCTATAGTCAATCAGTGTCGCGAGAGTACCACCGCTGAGTTTTAAAAGGTATCCTGTCAATGTCACGTTTCCATCAATATGTACTCATTTTTGAGAAGCAGAAGCTCATTGTGCTAAAACATACAAGCAGGTATGCCCCTGTGCACTTGTACCTGAATTTATTTTTTGTATTACAGTTGCTCCAGATTGAGTATTGGAGAGAGTGTAATTTACGAGACCATTTGTACTCGTATTTACGCTTGATTTTCCGTATACTGAGAGTGCCGTTCCTGCAGCTCAGTTCTGTATTATTCCAATACCACTACCTACCAGAGTAGCTGTAGTCCACTCAGTAGATTGGTTATTTACAAGTATACCAGTGTTTGACCCAGAACCAGCATTCTGAACATTGTAAACATCGAGTCCTATGTAATTATACGCTGAGTTGTTATTAAATGTCTGGTTTGCAGACGTCGCGAGTCCAGATACTGCACCGAGAGCCTGTACCGATTCTCCACTTGACTGATCATTGATACTTATTCCTATGTTATACGGTGCAATAATACTCAATGCACATCATCCTATTAATGCTGTACGCCTGTCGAGTACCATGAGAGTCTGCTGATTTCCTTGTGTGGTACCCATAGACATATAGAAATGTCCTCCAGATGCCGTGTGCGATGCTGCTGAATCTGGTATTACAATGTTTATTGATTTTCCAGTAGAAAGTGCTGAAGGTGTAAATTTCGCAAGATCATACGATGGAGTGAGCGTACCTACTGTCTGGGTATCGGTACCGGAGAACTGAACAAGTGCCCCTTGTGCGAGAAGGGTTCCACCGGATTGGTTCATTACGTTTGTTCTCGAGAAGGAGAATCCTATGAAGTTGTCGGTGATACTCGATGCGGTCGTATGTGTTCGGCTGATTGCAAGCGATGCCTGAGTAGTAGTGGTCCCTACGAGCGTTCCTGAGGCAGTGTGTGCCATTGTTAGGAATGGCTTATTTCCGGCGAGGTCTGTTGTAGTCATTGCGAGTCCAGTTCCTGAGCCTGATGATATGGATGTTCCCCATGCCATACCTGCGACTGTTCACCAGCTCATTGTACCATTTGCGAGACACGATAGGTATTGCCCGTCTGTCGGTGCGGTTGCTGGTAGGATGTATGCGATGGTTGCCCCGGTTACTCCGCTTGTGATCGTGAGAGTGTTTGCGTTGGTTGCGTTCTTAAAGATGATTGCTCCTGCTGCCGATGATGCAGTTCCGAGAGTGAGTGAAGATGCGGATGCGAATGTTCCGGTAGTACCGGTATATGCTCCAGCTCCTAGGGCTCCTGTTACTGTAACGGCTCCTGCGAATGTCACGCTCTTGTCGTTCTTTGCTGTGATTACGGCTGCTGGTGATACTGACCCATCTGCTGAGAGTGATAGTACCCATTTCCCCGGTGCGGATGCATCGGATATTGAGCCTGTATCGTCTACGGCGAATGACATTTTCCCGAATACCTTGTAGTTAGTCCCAGCGTATCCTGCGGCGTATATGCTGAAAATATTCTGTCCTGCTGTCAGGGCGGTGTGGCTTGACGTGTTGCTATTCGAGCGTGTTCCGAGGAGAAGTGGCTCGAGAGTGGTGGAATGTCGGTGGATAACTGTCTGGGCTACGTTCGATCCTGCTATGTCGGACACATTGAAATTTGCCTTGTAAGTCGAACCGTTGATGTTTATCCCCGATCCTTCCGTTCCTTGGTTTCCTATAGATACTTTGGCAGCTGCTACTGTCCCCGTGAATGTAGGATCTGCAAGAGTGGCATAGTTTGCGATTGTAGCGAAGGCACCAGTCCCGAGGGATGCGATGGTCGCATAGCTTGCAATCGTTGCGTATGCCCCCGTTCCAAGGGTTCCTCCAGTTCCGATATTCAGGGTTGACCCGTCCGTACCTGCGAGAGTGAGCGTGTTGGATACGGAAAAAACCTTTGCCGCTGTGAGGGTAAAGGTTCCGGTTGTCGTGGTGATCGTCAATCCATTCACGGATGTCGGAGTGATGGCTCCGAGTGTGAAGGTGAGTTCTGGGGTGGTTGTCGGGTTCGTGATGGTTGCGGATATTCCGTTGGCTGTCGCTACGGATATGGTAGTCACGGTTCCGTCACCACCACCACCTCAACCACCTCCTTCGAGGACGGCTACTTGTTCTGCGATGGTATCCCCAGATGCCGCATACGATTCTCTTTTGTTGTCATTAATGTTGCTCATAGAAACAATGGGTTAGAGGGATAGAATATTTTTAACGTTTTCGCTTCAATACATCTTGTTCGATTGCCTCGCAAGATCGTTAGAGTTTCATGGCACGGAAGTACCGGAGGCGATTTGGGAGCATTTGCGTGCAATTGCCCCGTCAACCGTTTTGTACCCTTCTCTCTCGTCATCGTTAATATTGCTCATACTATTGAAGTTTGGATTTAAGTTCTTCTACTCACCATCCGTTGAATACCTTTTTCTGGAATTTCTCCTCGTACTGCTTTCGTAGTACTGCGAGTTCTTCTATCTCAGGTTTCACGTCTGGAGTATTCATTGCTTCCTCCTCTTTCTTCATGGATTCGTCAGCCATGTCGAATGAGTCAGGAGTGGTGCATTGTGCCAATAGGTCGTTTGCGATGAATCTTCGGTGTTCGTCTGTAATCTCGGGAATCTGGATGGCCTGACCTGCGATCTGGATATAAGTGTTCAAAGCCTGTCGAAACACGCTCATCATGTTCTTTGCCATGTCCTGTGCGTATGATGCACTAGAGACTTCGTTTTGAGCGGCTACACGGCGATCCTCTGCCTTCTGGCGTGCCTCGTTAATGTCGTTCATGAGTTTCTCGGACCCGGCTCGTGCCTTGTTGATTTCATCGAGGATAGCTCGGTTTTCGTCTACTGCCTTGATAGCCTCGTCTCGCATCGCCTCGAGGTGGAGCTTCTCTTTCTGCTGTGCTGCTCGTTCTTCCTTGATAGCATTGATTTGTGCGTTTCGGGATGATTTGTTCTCGAGGATCTCGAGCTCTCGAGCTTTCATTTCCTCTTTCTGTTCCTCTATCTGGCTCTTAAGCTTTGCGGATTCCTCCTTTTCTGCTTTGAGTTCGTCCTTTTCCCGCTTGATTGCGGCACGTTCCATCGCCATCATCTCTCGTTCGTTCTCGAGTTCTTCGAGTTCCTCGGATGATACGGCCTTCACCTCTCCGGCACGTGCTTCGATGCTCGCTACCTTCTGCTCGTGTGCCTTTTCCATAGCATCGATTTCGTCCTGCTTGGCCTTTTTCTGTTCCTCTAAATGCCCGATACTATCAGACAGTGATTGCAGTTTCCCTACGGTGTCCTCGTAGTCTTTCACCTGCTTTTTGAGGTATGTGTTTTCCATGATAAGGTTCTGGAATCCGTCTACGGCTTCTGCTGTTCCTGACATAATGATGTGGGTAAGGTAATAATTTCCAGCCGAGGGAGTAGGTTCTTAGCCTCCCGATCCCCCGGATTGTAAACGGTTACACTACTGCGTAGCTGTTTCCTCCCATGATAATCCATCCAAGAGTCGTGAAGAACTGGAGGATTACCGAATCTCCTGCAGCATTGAAGGTTACGGATGTGAATCCGGTCTTTGTTGCTGGGGTGATAGTGGCAACACCAGTTGACGATTTCATGATGATGAACATGGTTTGTCCGGCAACACCGTCTGCGAGTGTGAAGATGTCTCCACCTGCATCCGCATCGATATTGTGAACGGTCTTCGTGAGGTCAAGGGCAGTGGTTGTTCCACCTGCTGCGATTGTCTCTGTAGCTGTGAAGATGAGCTTTGCTGCGATACCAGCCGTGAGAGTAAGAGCTCCAGTGATTGTAGTCGCTGGGGTGATTACCACGGACGTTGCGTTCGTTGCACCGATGGCGAGAGCCGCTGCTGTTGAGCGATCTACTCCTCCGTTTGCATAGAATGCTCCGGTATTCGTCAATGCACCTGTTACGGTAGTTGCAGGAGTGATTGTCACGGCTCCGGTTGATACGGACCCGATGGTGATTGTTCCTGAACCCTTTGCATTGATTGTCAGTGCTTCATCAGTTCCAGAGGAGATAACCGCAAGTGCGAGACCTCCTGATGCTGCCGCTCCGGTGATGGAGAGACCTGTTGCAACGGATGCCGTATTTGCGTTTACCTTAAGAACTGGGTTTGTAGCACCATTCGCTCCTACTGCAAGAGCCGAAGCACTTGTCGAAGCGATGGTTACTGTGTTGTTTACCGCCAACGCCCCTGTTTGGGTAGTTGCTCCAGTTACTGCGAGGGTTCCAGATACCGTAGTGGCAGTCGCTGCGATTGCAACGGTTGTACCCGCGATATTGAGAGTCCCATCCGATGCGGATTGGAGGAATGTGGTGGTATTTCGGAATTGGAGTTTTACGCTGGTGTTGAACGTAAGAACGGCAGCTACCGAAGTAGTGGCGTTTACGGTAAGCGTATCTCATGCCGTATCCCCGATTACTGTGTTACCAGTAGTAGTGAAGTCGGTTGTCGTTTCCCCTGCGAACGCCTGGCTTGCAGACGTGATTGCTGGAACATGGAGTGTCTGTGTGACTGGATCGTAGTAAAACGAAGGGTCAGTACCCATCAGTCCACCCGGTCCCGCAAAGGGAATCTCTTTGTATAGTACGGTTGCACTCATAGTGAGATTGGGTTTGGTAAATAAAAAGTGAGAGGAGTTACCCTCCCCCGGTGATTATACTGACTGGTAGTTGATTTGTCCTCCGAGTTTTCGAGAAGAGAATGTACCGAAGTTGTAGTATGCGGCACGAATTGTTTCGTAATTCGTAGTTCCGGATACACGAGCGAGTACTCCACCCTCTACGAATGCATCCTCGAAGAGGTCTGCACAGAAGAGTTGATCCGTATCCAAGAGAAGCACTGTTCCGTATGGAAGAAGGCTGTCATAGAAGATAGGAATCGGAGCCGAACCGTATGCAAACATAAGACCTGTGTGCCCTGTTCCGAGCTTGGAGGTGTATTGTGCTTGTGCTGGGTTTGACTGGTTGGTGATAGTCACGGAGTCGGTATACTTAGCGTACACGTCATCGGATACCACGAAGTACTTCATTCCGTTCTTGTTGTACTTGGTTACTGCGATGTAGAGGTCTCGGAAGTCCTTGATGATCGTTGCAGCCGTAGCCTTGTCGTATACAACGGACTTCATGTATGGAGTCGTTGAACGAGTAAGACCTTGGATGGTTGTGATTGCAGGGAAGAGAGTTCCATCGTCCACGAGTCCAAGAAGACCCATTGGAGTATTTCCGTATTCACCCTTAAGGCGGATATACCATGTATCGGAGTTGTCTCCGCCGTGGTTATTCGCACCTGCTGCGGACCCGAGAGTCTTGGAAGCGGTGAAAGTGATGGAAGTGTCGGAGTTTACGGTTGCGATGATAGCATCTGTGTGAGTCCCTGCCAAAAACTGTGCAGCGGTTCCGATAGATACTTCCTGTCCTTCCATAAACACCTGAAGTGCTCCGAGAGAGTATTTCTTCTGGGATGCAATCGTTCCTGTTCCCTTAGCGAGGACAGTATGAGTTGCAGAAGATACGACTCCGTCTGCGAGTGTTCCGATGATACCAGTTCCGTCTCCACGAATGTGGCGACCTTTGGCTCTCATCATTGATTGTCGGATTTCAAGCCCGTATGCTGCGGTAGCCTCTGTGAGTGCTGCCTCGCTTCCGAGTGTAACTTGGATTGCTTCATGACCGATAAGAGAACGAGCACGAACGTATTTTGGTACGACTGTCATTTTCTCAAAACTGAGGTCTGAGTTAATCAAAGCTCCTCCTTCTGCTCCTGCGTATGCAGTCATTCCAGAGTTCTTAGAAGTAATCTCAAAACTGTTGTTTGCCATGTTTCGTTTTACTCCAGCTCGATTGAGTCCGGGAGTGTTTACGACATCCTCGAGGAGGACATCCTGCCATCCGATCTGGTCTTGGATCGTTGGTTCGATTTGCTGTTTCAGGAGGGCCTGAAACACTGCGATATCTGCTGCCATATAAAGTTGGGGCTATAAATATAAAGTAGGTGTTTAGTATCCGAATACCTTATGAGCCTTGAATATCTCTGCATTTCTTTCTTCCTGAGTCTGGGCTCGGCCTAAATCTGTAGGCTTTCCTCCATCTCCGGGTGCAAATCCTTTCGGCTTTAAGAGTCCGAGTACCTGTTCGGATCGAGAGAGAAGTATGAGTTGCTCTCGTGTGATCCCCTTAGTGTCCAGAGCTTCGAGTGTTGCTTGTAGATCCTTTCGGCTTGGTGCTTCGATTCCGAGTTCCGTGAATTTCGGTACTGCTTCCTCTACCTGCTTGAAGAATGCTTCTTGCTCTCTCTCGTATTGGATCTGCTCGAGTGTTTCGGCGAGTCATAAATCCTTTACGTGCTCTTTTAATCCGTCCTTGATTCATTGCTGAATCTTATATTCGATGGATTTTTCCCCTGTTGGGTCAGTTTCCTCATCGAATGTTGGTTTTGGAGTCTTTAATTGCTTCTCCAATTCCGCCCTGTCATGTTCTGCCTTGATTCTTAGCTCTCTCTCTCGAGAAATCTGATACCGAGTGGCAGCTCCGTCATCCTTTGGGGGAGTTGGAGGGGTTGTCGCTTGTGGCGTTGCCTCAGGGTTAGTTGATACAGGTGTACCTTCTGTAACCGCAGGGGCTACTACTACTGGTTCCGACATAATGTGTTATCGTAAAAAGATAAGCATTTTTTAGAGAGTTTTGTCTCTCGCATTTTTGGTCGGGTTTTGTCCCGATTTGTGTCTATGTTATTCTACCTCCTTTGCTTCGTTGTCAAATATTATTGTTGCATTGGCTTCTGTGGTGCCATACTGGGGTCCATTGATACCTGTAGAAAAGCATCGTGTTGCTTCATGTGATTGATTACTACCTGTGCCGCTGGGCTCTCTGGTGGAAGCGATTGTAAGAGAGGTCCATGCAATCCATTATGGAGTTGGTGATTATCATTCTCATTTACATTCATGGCCTGTCCTGTCATCATCTTCTTGTTTTCTCCTTCGGCAATTTGGATATCTGGATCCGCTTGCTTGTCGAGTTCTTCTTGGATCTCATCGGATATATCGTTGGTAACCCCCATAATCTTGGTTATCATAGATGGTGGGAATTGTGTATCTGGGTTGAATTTCTGTATCATTCCGAGAATATCTATAGCATCCATCTTCTTTGCCACTTCGTCAAAGGCATCACGTCCAGTAACCGAGACTTTAACCTTTACGAGCTTATGAGTTTCTGGTTTGAGTACTATGTTCTGTCCGAGTTCTTCGGAGTAGAGTCATTCTGTACCATATATAGAGAACATTCTGAGAAGGATCCGGGTAACTCGAGTCATGTATTTATTCAGTTCGTTCAGGGCGATTCCTATATTGTTCTTGCTTCCTGCCTGTAGTGCTTGTATTGCTCTACCCGAGGCATTGGCACCCGTTGAGCTTGTCCCCATGATGTCTTGCTTCATTCCTCCTTCTTCTTCTGCCTGTGCCATCATCATATTGAGGAACTCTATGTCAGCCTGTGAGATTGCGAGGAGTTCTGCTTGTTTTGGGAGTTCTTGTGATTCTGCCACCTCTATGACTTCGATCCCGAGTGCATTGAGGAGATTTCCTGAGCCTTTCGTGAGTTTTGTACCGGATCGGATATATACGTATCGTCCTCATGTCCGCACGATGTTTGCAAGTTTTGCGAATAACTCGTTGATTTCTCGCTCGAGAGGGAGCATATCTACGAACCATCCTCGTGGGTAGAGTTTATCCGGGTCTCCCATTGGTGAAAATGAGGTAACAGGGAGAAACTTCATACCATCTATCAGGATCTTTTCGAGAAAGAGACTACGAGTAGTGATAACCTTCCAGAGTTTCGCCTCATCTCCCTCTCATTCTACGTATAGTCCTTCTCGAACGAGGATTGTTTGTGGCTTTGGCTTCTCTACGAGGAGACACTTCTTGGCGTTGGAGTCTGTTTGTTCTCTCTCGGTCCCTATGTCATCCCATTTGATTGGCTTTCCTTTCCCATCTACTGGATATTTCTTTTTGAGTGCTTCTTTGTCCTTGGTATAGGTAATGAGGAACTTCTTTACATCTGCCGGTCGGCGTGCATCGGTGTCGATGTACGTATCGAGTGGGTCGTATGACTTGAATTTATACCCTTCACCCTCTACAAAGTATACCATGGTCCAGCATATCGCTCGATGGAATCAGTAGAATATCGTATCATCCATAATAGTATCATAGAATCCCTCATTGTCCTCTGTTCCTCCCTCGAATACAGTATTGAGTGCTTCACGTACATTCTTCAAGTCTGCCTCCTCTGCTTCTTCTGATCATTCGGTAATAACATATTGAGGCTCGTTATTACGCAAAAAGTTCCCGATCACTCGGTACTGGCGTTTTACGAGGTTCAGGAATACTGGTTTGTTCTTGGCTCTTCCGATACGTCCATTGGATTCTCCGGTGTTTCGGTTTACCACGGTCGCTGGGAATTTGTTGCCTTCGTATGCGAGTGCAACGTCCTTGCAATCCTCTTCCCACGTCTTACGGTAGTCGAGGTTGTTGTTGATGAGCTCGTTCTGCAGGTTTACGAAGTCGGTGCTCGTATTGCTGTCTCCTTCTATTAGCATAGACTATGGGGGTTATGGATAACGTTCTACTTCCACCTCTTCTGGTTCCACCTCTGCTGGTGCCTTTGGTGGTTTCTCGGTCAGGGTGATATACTCCCCAAGGTCCTTGGATTTGTAGAGTATATTCAGCTGTAGTATCAAATATGTCTGTGCGAGTGAGACAAGTGTAAGCCCTACAAGGGCAACAATTACGATAGTTTCCATGGTTGGTGGGGTTATTTATGTAATTGTACCTGTATGTTGTCGATGTCAAATATTTAGTAATATTCCTCTTCCTCTTGCGGTTTGTTGCGTAAGTTGTATAGGTGTCTATCCATGAGGCTCATACCTTCCACGTCTACCTTTGGTTTCTGGTATTTCACTACGAATGGTTCATGTATTACGGCATTGTATGCGATCATGTCGGCCATCAGGAGGTCATCGTGGTATCCGCTCATCGCATTGGCTGAGTTGTCTTTGTCGTATTGATAGGTCATAATCTCACTATGAAGCTCGGGAGTTACCCATATCTCTTGGGAGTTCAGGGCATTCCGGTACTCTCGTATGATGAGGTCCTTGCTCTGCTTGGTGGTCCTGAATCCGTACTTTTGGACGAGTGATTCCTCTGGGGAGTCTTCCTTTCGCTGCTTCAATAGGTACTGGAACCACGGGTATGCCTTACATACGTTGATGAATGCGAGCCCCACGTTGTTCTCCGGGATAATTGTACCGAGGTATTGCAGGTCGTTCTCTTTGTATGCGAGTATGAAGTCCAGCTTTTGTGCAAGGATCGTCTCATTCACTCGTTCCTTGTACTGGAATACGATTTGCCCCTTGTGGTTTCGGGCAGAGATAGCCGAGAAGTCTCATGAGGCTCATCATTCGGCGATATCCACTCCTATTACTATGTCGTCCTGAGGTGGTAGGTAGAGCTTGAATCCCTCAATCTCTTTATATGGGAGCTGTATCTGTGTGAGCTTGTCCGAATCCTTGAATACTGGTGTACCGGATAGGACCTTGGGTATGAGTTGGTAGTTCTGCAGGAATGCATCGGGTCCCTCGTCTGCCTTTATCTTCTCCACCATCTCCTCAGTGAAGAAGTCCCATGTTATCTTGCCGTTGTCATCGAAGAGCGGTTGACGATAGACTTCCCAGAATGGGTTGTTGCTCTTGGTCGTTACGAATCGGCGTACTATCCCGTCTCCGAGGATGGTGTTGCCAAGGAATATAATTCTCGAGCGTTCCTTGCTCATCGCTCCGATGGTCTCGTTGTTTATCTTGGCGTAGTTCTTGTCGATGATATCCACGTTTCGTACTGAGTCCATTACGTCGATGTCATCCAGTACCAGAAGTGTCGGCCTGGACGATCCTGTCTCCTCGTCATAGCTCGATGCTCCTCGGAGTTTTTCCCCGAGGGAACGTGATACGACCTTGACTCCGTTCGTGGTGTTGAAGTTCACTACCGACTTCTTGGAAAAATCCTCCTTCATCGTCTCGAATGGGAACAGGTTACCGTAGTCGGTTACGATGCTCCGGGATACCAGCATCTTTGCCACGTTACGCACCATTTCTTCGGACCCGGTGGAGTCGAAGGATTGGATGACGATGTATGGTTCTATCTGGTAGCATATGCAGTACACGAGGTATACTTTCACGAGCTCCGTCTTCAGCGATCATCGGAAGGCTTCGAGTAGGATAGACTTGTCGGTCTCTGCCATCGTGTATATCCAGTCATCGTGGAATGGGGCGAGTTCGGATATGAAGTTCTGGATGAAGTGGTAGTACCAGAAGAGCTGGAAGTTTCCCTTTTCACGGAAAAACTCTACACGCTCACCTATGCCGGCTCGGGTGAGTTCTTCAAGTAGGTCTGTGGCTTCACTCAGCTTCATAGGCTTGCTTGGTTACGATATGGGAGGTAGTACCATAGGGGGCAGTGTGTAAAAACGTCGTGGCGGTGGCAAAGAATTGGTCTTTATTTTCTGTTATTTGTCAAATATGCCTTATTTGAGACGAAAGTATCATTTCGTGTTTTCTTGTACCCCCGCAAAAATGCTATGTTGACATACACTAAATATATTTTTATATCAGTGCCCGGATAATCAGTACTCCGAATAATCCTATGAGGAACATCCATATATCTCGCTGGGTCATACTATCTGGAGGTTAAGACTACTGCTATAATGAGAGTGATTGTCAGTATCCCGTAGAGATACATCTTCTTGGTGTGTTCTGTTCTCATGTGTTCGGTGGTTACTTGGCTATGCGTTTCTTCATGTCTCTGATTTTTTGGAGTTTCACCTCGTCTACGATGTAGATGGTTGGACCGCTTGGGGCATCATCTACTCGTTTCGTGATTCTGTTAAACTCCTTAATTGCTCCGAGTTTGTTTCCCATATCAGCATGCTGTGTCGCTACGAATAGTAGCTGTTTGTCCATGAATTCCTTGTTCAATCCAGCATCACTGAGAAGTGAGTTGATATAGGCTGTCACCTTAGGAATACTTAGGGTCTGACTTGCACATACGCATGCTGTCTTGTACCATCCTGTTTTGCTCGTGTCTATGTCGTATACTTCGAGATATGCTTGTACTCCGTTTCCAAAGAATTGCTCATCTGTAGCATATAGCTGACAGAATCTCTTTTGTCTCTTGGATAACTCTTTCCCCTCTGGCTCTGACTCTACTCGGATGAGTTCTCCGTCTGGTCATCTCTCCCGCTTTGGTTGAGGTTCTGGATTCATTATAGCATCTTCTATCGGGTCGATTGGCTCTGTCGTGGTGATCTCCGCTTTTGGTGGATTTTTCGGTGTCTTCTTCACTACCCTCCTTTTCGCCTTGGCTCTGGCTTTCTTTTTGGCAGCACTCTTCCTTGGGGCTTCCACCTTGACGGTGTCTCCCGGAGTATTTGTATCATAAGAGTGAAGAGTCATAGGTCTACGGGTTAGTATCCTTTCTTTGGTTGGTATGTTTCGTGTGTCATGCATTTTGTTGTGCATCGATCGCATTCCTTCAGGTCGTATTCCCCGGTGCGTTCCAAGATGTCAGATGCCTTCTGGCAGAATTTATCCTTTATCTCTCTTGGTGAATAGAATTCTATGCTATGCTCTCCTTGTTTTAGTTCTCGGAGCTCACTTCAGTGTTTCTTGAGTATCATATGGTAGATCGTTATCAAATACAAGAGTGTCGCAATTCAGTACTTCGTATGGTCTCTCCATCACGAGGTCGAACCCTGCCTTTGTCATGGCCTGGAGCATCTCGCATTGTTTCTTGGATTGTAGGTCGAATGTTACTCGTCACTTCTCGTCTTGGGCGATGATGTGGTTATGAGCTCGGTATATCAGGAGCATACTTGCGAATGATTATAGGCTATCCGTCTGGTGTGTTCCAGCAGGTGTTCTATTTCAAGGTCTCACATTCGCCGTTCGTGGAGGTCATCCGCTTCGGCTTCCGTGATTTCGTGGCAGGCTATCCTGTCGAGCAACGATCGTACCATGGGTTTGATTGTTAAATGGTAGCGGGAGTGCGAATCGAACGCACGGCCTACTGGTTATGAGCCAGTCGAGGTACCACTCCTCTATCCCGCGACATACCCCCGAAGGGGAATGGTTATTCTGTGACTTCTTTCGTTTCTTCGGTAGGTGCTGGAGCTTCTGGAGCCTTAGGAGCTGGAGCTTCCTCTTCGTCCTCTACCTTCTCGCTGTCCGGGAGCTTAATCTCTGGGAGTGCGGAGAGGAGTGGCTTCAAACGGATGAGGTCTGCCGCTTTGAGAACTACCTGTTCTCCGGTGAGGTCGATTACTTCTCCCTCGAGGTCGAATTCCATTGCGTTCAGTTCGTTCATTTCTGCCATGAACTTCTCCACGTTCTCTGGAGTGACCTGAATCTGGTCGTTCTCGGTAGGTGTTCCGTATTTCTTGAAGAGCTTCATTCGAAGTTTTCCGTATCGCTCCATTCGGAGGTCGAGTTGGGAGCTCATTCCGAGTACGTTCATCGCCTTTGATAGCGAGAGGTCTTGGTTCATGAGGTTGATAAACGATGCCATGAATGGTGACTGTCCTTTGGTATCCAAAATAAATACCTGATTGGTGAGTTTCATATGCGTATGGGGGTTATTGTTTAATAAAAAGCTTCGCTGGTAACTGTCCGAGTATTCTGTTCTTCTTGTCTGATACGGTTATGTAGTTGTCATATCCGTTCAGTCCGAGGGTTGAGACGATCCTCATTCTTATACCCTTGGATTCCACTGCCTTTTGCAGTACTTCTTTGTCTCCTGTCCTGAACTTCTTTTGGAGAACCATGGTGTAGTAGGCATCGATCTTCTTTTTATCGAGGACCGGCTCTTTCTCTTCTGGCTGTACTCTGAGTTTACTGTTGCTCATAGATGGATTTGGTAAAATTGAATTGTTCGTTGCTAAGATATCCGGGTTGGACTGTGAGGTTTTCTACGAGTCCCTTTGGTCCTACATAGAGCCTGTGCAGTTCTCATCGTTTCAGGGAGAGCATTATCGTTTTACCATTGAATGTTCACGAGACCGTGATTTCTCCGATCAGGGACCAATATGCCCAGTTAATCAAATTTTTCATTAGTCTCATATATCCGAATGGTTACGTAGTTAATGTCTGAGTTTTTCTTTCTGACTCTTCACTCGATTATCTTATGGTCCTCGAATCATGGTATACGTTTAGTAAGGAAATCGGAGAGGGCTTTCTCATAATTGAAAACATCCTGTACCTTCTTGTTTCAGTTCTTAAAAAAAAGAGGCATCTCGTAATCGTATTCTACTCGCAACCACTCATCTCCTGTAATCTTAAAGCCTCAGTACCGGTTCATTATCAGATTTGCTCTTTCTATCCAGTCCAGATACTCTCGGCTTTTGTATCGCTTGGCGGTTCCTGCGAACGCCTTATTGACCGATATCGGGATTGGAAGTTTGATGCAAATATGATCCATTGGCTGGTTGGTGCTTATAGAAATTTTCGAGTTCTGTATCTCTTGGTGTACCACTGATTTCTTTATAAATCAGGATTCCGACAATGATGATACAGATTATGAGTATCTTGTCAATCGTTTTGAGATTTACTTTCATAGGGAGTATCTATGGTTATCCTGCCGGGTGACTTGTACGATCTTGCAGGTGATGTAAATCCCAAGTGTAAGTCATATTGCGAGGAGTGCTATACTATACAGTATGAGGTCCTGCGGTGTGCTGAAGTGAATCATATACCTTGTTGGTTAAGGGATACGAACTCACTGTATGGAAATGTACCGACTCGTCAAGTTTAAGTGTGTATTTCCGCTTGCTAATTTGTACGAAGTGTGCGTACTATAATCTCCACCATTTCTCCCCTTGTGATGGGGTTTGTAGGGAAGGTCATCAGCACCTCTTTATCGAGTGCTCGCTTGATCATTTCCCCTGCTTCGTATCGTGTTGCCTTATCATTTCAGGCTGACCCATTCCATATTCCGAGCTTGATTCCAACGCTCGCTTCGCTGAGTTGTGCTGCATTCGGGTCCGTAGTCGCTCCGAGGTTTCTCGCTCGTACTACCATTGCGACACATTCGCTTCTGGTAGCTGGCTCATCTTCTCGGTCTCCGTTCCATAGCTTCATCTTCTTTCCCTCGAGACGGTCGAGCTGGCTCTGTGTCAGGTCGGTCTCCCGGAGGAATACGTAGTGCGATGGATAGAATACGCCGTTGTCTTGGAGTTCCTTTGGG